CAGAAAAAAAGAAATTCAAAGACACAGGTGTCGGAAAGTTTCTTTTAGAAAAAATTCCAGATGTTGTTGGTGCTATAGCTGGTGATACGCCTGTTGGTTCAGTAATACAGGCTATCATTGGTGGTAGTGATATGTCAGATGAAGACAAAGCTATTGCTTTAAAAAAGCTTGAAATTGAAAGAGCTGAAATAGATGGTGTAACCCGCAGATGGGTTGCAGATGCTCGTTCTGGAAATTGGTTAGCTTCTAATGTTCGCCCACTTATTCTTGTATTTCTAACTATTTCATATGTCATTGGATGGTATATGAATTATTCATTAGATAATATAACATCATTATTAACAATCGTAATCGGAGGCTATTTTGGTTCTCGCGGTGCGGAAAAAATATTTGGTGATAAAATGCATAAATAATGGCAAGAATATCCACGTATATAAAAGACAGTAACTTATCTGCTCAGGATAAAGTAATCGGTACTGATTATGATAATGATAATGCAACGGCAAACTTTCCTTTAAATGCTATAGGTGAGTTTGTTCGTACTTATTTAGGTGGACTAACTTATACATTTAACCAAGATACACCTAGTATAACTTGGTCTATTAACCATGCTTTAGAAAGACATCCATCAGTTACAATAGTAGATTCTTCAGGTAATCATATAATGGGTGAAACATTTTACAACGATTCAAACAATATAACACTAACATTTTCTGCACCATTTGCAGGAGTAGCATATCTAAACTAACAAAAAATGGCATTGAATTTTTTAAATAACATTGATTTAAATAAAAATCAAGTTCAAAACGGAGTAATCCACGTATTGGCTGCTGCTCCTTTAAATCCTGTTGAAGGACAGATTTATTATAACTCTACAGATAAAAGATTATACTTTTACGATGCAACCAACTGGATTGACGCATCTGGAGATATTAAAAGTGTTACTACAACAACTTCTAATCAAGTAGCAATAACAGATCCAACAGGTCCGAATCCATCGTTAGCTATTGTGACTGCGGCGGTAACAGCAGGCGGAACCGCACTTGCTACTGGTGATCAAATTGCAACTTATGTTACAAATGGTATTGCAAATATTTCTTTTACTGTTCAAGGTACCACAAATGAGATTGAAGTAACAAACGGAACTGTAGGTGATGGTGATACTGTAACCATTGGATTACCTAATGATGTTACTATTGGTAATGATCTTACAGTAACAAATGATTTAGATGTTGATGGTAATGTTACACTTGGTACAACAACAGCTGATACAGTTAATATTGCTGGTAGTACAGTAATTGGTGGAGATCTAACAGTACAAGGTACAACAACTACAGTTAATTCAAATACAGTTAATATTGGAGATAGTATTATCACATTAAACTCTGATGAAACTGGTTCGCCATCACAAGACGGTGGAATTGAAATTGAAAGAGGTACTGCAGCTAATAGAAGTTTAATTTGGGATGAAAGTGCTGGGGAATGGACTATTCAACAAGCATCAGGTAATTATGAAAGAATTGCAACATATGCTGACTCTGTAGAAGATGTAACTGTACAAGAAGGTACGGGTGGCGGTGTGACGGTAACAGAAACACTATCTGGTACAGATAATAGAATTAAAACATATGATCTTGAATTAGACATAACAAACTTTACTCATAAAGCATCGATTGGTGATGGATCTAGTTTAAGTTATGATGTTACACACAACTTTGGCACTAGAGACGTTATTGTACAACTTTATGATACATCATCATACGATACTGTTTATGCGGATGTAGTTAGAACAGACACAACAAAAGTAACTATCACATTTGCTACTGCACCTACTACAAACGATATTAGAGTGCTTATTACAAAACTATAATATAAATTATGGCGAATCGTTTCCTCAATAACATAAAGATAAACGATGCTTATACATTGCCACCTACCATCGGTACTACTGGTCAATATATAAAGTTAACAGATGCTGCAACGGGTGCTACGGCTTGGTCTGATTTAGGGCAAGCCGCTGAAGTGTCTACGATTTCATATGAAGTTAGGAACGAATCAGGCTCAAGTATACCAATTGGGTCTGTTGTTTATGTAGACGGCGGCTCAGGATCATCTGATCACGTTACTATAGCTTTATCAGACGCATCATCAGAATCTACATCATCTAAAACATTTGGTATAACAGCTGAGACTATAGCTAATAACTCAACCGGTAAAGTTATATTAGAAGGTTTAGTTGAAGGTATTGATACAAGTGCATTTTCGCCTGGTGATACTTTATGGTTATCTACAACGGCTGGTGAATTTGAAAATACAATACCAGTTACGCCAGATCATGCTGTATTTGTAGGTTACGCCGTAAGATGCCAGCAAAATAATGGGTCTATATTTGTTAAAATACAAAATGGGTATGAGCTCGGCGAAATACATGATGTAAAACTTACCTCTGTAGCTAATAATGATTTATTATCATATAATTCAACACAAGGGTTTTGGGAAAACGTAGCTTTAGCTGCTAGTAATATAACATCTACAGATATTACTAATTGGAATACAGCTTATAGTTGGGGTGACCACTCATTGGCTGGTTATTTGACATCATATACAGAAACAGATCCTATATTTAGTGCGTCAGCTGCTGCAGCAATTTTAGCAGGTGATATAGCTAATTGGAATACAGCATATGGATGGGGGGATCATTCTCTTGCCGGGTATTTAACAAGTTATACTGAAACTGATCCAGTATTTTCTGCCTCAGCAGCATCAGGAATAACATCAACTGATATTGCAAATTGGAATTCGGGTGTTGGATATACAGAAACTGATACTTTAAACGATGTAACCGGTAGAGGCTCAACTACAACTGATTCAATTACAATTGGAGGGTTGCATGTAGATTCTACAGGAGCTGTTGAAATGCCGGCTGGTAGTACAGCACAAAGACCAACAGGTATCGCTGGTATGTTTAGATTTAATTCTGAAGATTCACAGTTTGAAGGATATGACGGTACACAATGGGGTGCTATTGCAGGATCTGGAGGTGGTGGAGGTGGCGCAGAGCTTTCTATTGAAAGGGATGTGTTTACCGCTACAGCTAATCAAACAGCATTTACAATATCATCAGCTATAACTGCATCAAGTAATACACAGGTGTATATTGATGGGGTGTACCAAGCTAAAAGTAATTACACAACAAGCGGATCAACAATAACATTTTCAACAGGGGTTCCAGCAGGAGCTGAAGTTGAAGTTGTACATTTTATTTCCGTATTATCAAAAGTTTATACAGATACGTTTACCGGGGACGCTTCTACAGTCAATTTTACGGCTTCTAAGGACGTTACGGACGAAAACGTTACACAAGTATACATAGACGGAGTTTATCAGTCTAAAGACAATTATACGACTTCTGGAACAACTATCACTTTCTCCACCGCACCTCCAAGTGGTAGTGCAATAGAGGTCGTACATTTTACAGCAGCTGAATATTCAACATTGAATAGTAATCAGTTTACTGGGACAGGGTCGCAAACAGATTTCACTTTAACGCAAGGCGTTACAGTTGATAATTCTTTTGTGTTTGTGCAAGGGGTGTATCAAGAAAAGGATACATACTCTATAAGTGGAACAACATTAACTTTCACTACAGCACCACTTAGTGGATACAGTATTGAAGTTATTACGGTAGGTTCAGTGTCTATATTTAATGACACTCTTTATGTAGACAACTTTAACGGAACAGGATCACAAGTTGATTATACACTTTCTACAAGTCCTGCTAGTGAGAATGCTATCGATGTTTACATTAATGGATTATATCAGCAGAAAGATACATTTAGTTTGTCTGGAAGTACGTTGACATTTTCTGCAGCCCCTCCAAACGGTTCAACTATAGAGGTTAAATCAACAGGGGGATTGAATAATGTATTAGGAAATATTACCTTAACTGCTGGAACAGGTATTAGTATAGTAGAAAATTCAAATAATAATTTTACTATTTCTAATACGCTTATAGATGTAACAGTATCTTATAACACACCTACAGGAGGAGGGTTTACTTATACAACACCTTCGTCGTCAATAGGTCAAGCAGGATCAATATATGGGCCACAAACATTTACTATCACAGATGGTATAAATGCATTGAGTGGAACAGCATCAATTTCTGGATTACCTAATGGATTAACTATAGATAGCCAATCATATAATAACACAAATGGTGGTAATATTTTAACTATAACATTAGGTGGTGTTTTTCCTTCGGCAAATAGTTTAAATACAAATCTTACAATTTCAGGCTTAACATCTTCACCTGTTGCTATTGATGTTGATTATCTAGTAGTTGCTGGAGGCGGGGGCGCTTCTTGGGGCGCAGGCGGGGCTGGAGGATTACGCACATCTTACGGCAGTACATCTGGAGGCGGTGCATCTGCTGAATCATCTTTAGCATTAGATGCATCTACAAATTATACTATTACTGTTGGTAGTGGTGGTAATGCTGGAAATGGCTCGACTGGAGTGGGTTCTCAAGGTTCAAATTCTGTTTTTAGCACTATAACATCTACCGGGGGTGGTGGCGGACAAGGAAATGCCAATAGTGGATGGAACGGTGATGGTGGTTCTGGAGGTGGTGCAGCAAATAACCTAGCAAGTGGAGGAGCTGCTACAAGTTCGCCAGTTCAAGGATATGACGGTGGAGGTGGTAATAATAGTTCTGGTGCTGGTGGTGGTGGAGCATCAGCCGTTGGTACAACTCCCCCTCTATCAAATCCAGTAGGAGGTGATGGAGGTAATGGATTATCTGTAACGATTTTAAGCGCATCAAATGCTACAGCTTCATCAGTAGGTGAGGTATCCGGATCTAATGTTTACTATGCTGGTGGTGGCGGTGGTGGAAATAGAGACGGATATTCTACTGGTATTGGAGGACTTGGTGGAGGGGGAGACGCTTCTCCAAGTTATTCATCGAACGCTCAAGGTGGAGCTACTAATACTGGAGGAGGAGGTGGTGGTGCAAGTTATAATAATTACGGTAGCTGGAATGGCGGAGGGGCTGGTGGCTCTGGAGTAGTTATAATACGTTACTCAAATATTTATACAATTACTATTGGCGCTGGATTAACAGGAACAACCACCACAGATGGCTCGGATAAAATAACAACATTCACAGCTGGAACAGGAAATATATCATTTAGTTAACTATGGCATTAACAAAACTTACAACAGATTTAATTGACGGTTCTTTAGGTACAGACTGGCAAGCTACTCCAAAAACAGCAAACTTTACAGCTACAGCTGGAAAGGGCTATTTTGTTGACACTACAAGCACTGCAATTACAGTTACACTTCCAAGTAGTCCAACTGCTGGTGATGAGATTAGTCTTGTTGATTATGGAGCTAATGCCTCAACAAATAATATTACAATCACATCGAGTGATAACATAGAAGGTGCCGCTGATGATTTAGTATTATCCACAGACAAAGTATCAAAAACATTAGTTTATTCAGACGCTACTAAAGGCTGGTTAGTTACTACTGAGGCTGGAGCTGCTGCTGCTGCTGGTGGTCCTTATGATATAGATTACCTTTTAGTCGCTGGAGGCGGGGGTGGAGGAAATAATGATGGTGGTGGGGGTGGTGCTGGTGGATTGCTAGAGGATACAATTTCAACAATAACTATTGGGGTTGATTTAACAGTAACAATAGGCGGAGGCGGATCTGGCGCACAACCTAGCACCTATCAACCAACAAAAGGCACAAATTCATCAATAACATCTACTAGCATAACCGATATAATAGCTTATGGCGGAGGCGCTGGTATTACTAATAATACAGGATCTGGTAATCAAAACGGAGGTTCTGGAGGTGGTGGATGGTATAGTAGCTCAACAGGCGGTACAGGTGTATCAGGACAAGGTAGTGATGGAGGTGGTGGTTATAATAGCACTGGACTTTACGCTGGTGGCGGCGGTGGTGGTGCTGGAGCAGCTGGTACTAATGCAACATCATCTGGTCCTGGCAGCGGTGGTAATGGATTAACAACATCTATTATCTCAACAGCCAATGCTACAACCTCATCTGTAGGCGAGGTAGTAAGTTCATCTCTTTATTTTGCTGGTGGTGGTGGTGCTGGTGAGGAGGGTTTTTCTGGTGATCTTTATGGCACAGGCGGATATGGCGGAGGTGGTGATGGCAATTCTGTTACTAATCCAGAAAATGGTACTCCAAATACTGGTGGAGGTGGTGGTGGATATGGATATACAAATCCGCCTGGACATTTAACTGCTGGATCTGGCGGCTCTGGAGTTTGTATTTTGAGAATGCCTACAGCATCATATTCTGGAACTACAACTGGTTCACCAGACGTTTATACAGAGGGCAGCGATACAGTATTAGTATTTAAAACGAATGGAACTTACACAACATAAAATAAAATAGATATATAATGGCTCATTACGCTTTTTTAAATATGCAAAATATCGTCACCGAGGTGATAGTCGGCAAAGACGAAACAGATGGACCAACAAATTGGGAAATACACTACGGTAATATACGTGAGCAAGTTTGTAAACGCACGTCTTATAATACAAGCGGTGGAGTTCATTCAGAAGGCGGAGTCCCTTTTAGAAAAAATTATGCAGGAATTGGCTATAGCTATGACGAAGTTCGAGATGCATTTATTCCACCAAAACCATTTGATAGTTGGATACTAAATGAAACAACCTGTTTATGGGAAGCACCTGTTGAATACCCAACAGACGGGCAGCAATATTCTTGGAACGAAGAAATGGGAACTTGGGATTTAATAACAGAATAATATGGCACTAACTAAAGTAACAGCAGCAGTACTAGAACCAACAGCTGTAACAGATAACATTTCGAGCGGATCTATTAGTTCAGATAAAATAGCTAATGATGGTGTAACACAAGCTAAACTTGAAGCAAGATATAAGGCACAGGCTGAAATTTCAACATTAACTGGAACAGTTTCTTTTGATTGTTCAATTGCAAGTAGTTTTAAATTAAGCGGTGACTTAACAGGCGCATATACAATTGACTTGTCAAATTATAAGAAGGGTCAAGTAATTAGTATATGGCCTTTAAAATCCCAATCCGTTACTTTAGATGCTCAAGG